TTTCATGTTGCCGAGCGATTTGGTTCCGGTCGCCCCGCCGCGTGCAGCGGTCAAAGGTTCTGGAGCCGAAGAAACAAATTTTTTCTTTGATAGTGTGAGCGCTTTATCCTCGTGACGGGCAATCATCATCGCGGCCCTAGCTCGCGTGAGTGCCTTGAGTTCATCGAGAAGCCCGTCTTTCATGATAGAATAGAGGGCATAAGCACCGTTGTCTGATTCGGCCAAGTCATGCTGCAATTCTTTGGATAGGCCGAGATTGCCTTCCGTATTGCAGTAATCCGTGACCAGCCTCTCAAAGTCGGGGAATGCTTTTCTGGCTAGTTCTGCATTGGAATCAATCGACTCCCTGCGCTCTGCCTCAAGTTCCTGTTCTTTGGCGTTCAGTAATTTCTGTTCATCGTCGCGGCGTGCTTCTAGATTTTCGTGTTTAACGACCTCTTTCAGATATTCGCCGTAGGGTTTCCCCTCGAAATCCGCCTCTTCCGGGGCAGGCTTTTGGGGAGTGTTTTGCACGCTCTTGAGCTGTGCGAGTTCGGCCTGTAATTTACCAATCTTCCTGTCACGGTAAGAAATGGCATTTACAGCTTTACGGGGGAACGCTTCTTCCCTGGGTGTATCACTTGCCTGCGGCTCAGTGCTTCCTTCGGGCGCTTCCGTTTCCGTAATAGGTGTTTCTACTTCTTCTTTAGCAACAGGTTGTGGCTGTGCACCGGCTGGCTTAAAGCCCTCCGCAATTACTGCGTCATAATCCATGATTAAAATCCTAGTTTAGTTGAGCAGCGCCCCAAAAGGCCGCATCATGGAAATAACCAACAATGCTTCCTCGTCATCGAGCTGCTGCATTAACCAAGCCCGCTGAATGCGTAACTTGTTAATTTCATCCATAATCTGTTGTTCCAGTAAATCGGCTTCCTGTAGGATAGCCGCTGCCTCTAATTCGTCTGCACGCTCTAATTCAAGCCTGCGCTGCTTATTGGCAATCTCATCATCCACACGCTTGAGGTCGGCTTGTAGGTTCGCCGCCTTATTGCGCTGGTATTCTTTCTCTTTGTAATCTGCATACTGGTCATGGTGATGCCATGTCCCTCCAGGACCACCGCCCAGCAGTATTACTTCTTCTTCGTCTATTATCTCGATTTGAAAAGCGTCCGACTGGAACGCGTCAGGTTGAAACGATGTCAGCCACATGGCGCATTTTCGATTCAGCTACTAATGCTTCTGCAACGTCATACACACGTTTAGCAAACGCCTTTAATTCTTCGGGTGATGCGTCTTTCTTCCTCGCCCATGATGTCGCGGCTATGAGGCTGGCAAATTCATCTAATGGGGTCATTTCTTTATTATGGTTGCATGTAAATCCTGCGCGGCCTCTTTGAACCATTGCAGGGCGTATCCCTGATATTGCTGGTTACGAACCGTTAATTCAGGGTGCATCGAGTAGCCCCATGTCGCGTCAAAGTCGCATTGATAATCCACATTGTGCGGGGCATTCACTGCACGCCATTCTTTGCTCAAATAGTAATACCACATCTCGCACACAGGCGGCCATTGGTGAGTCAAGTCACCATAAGCGCGGGTAGATGCCCAATGCGGGGTGATGATAGCGCATTTGCCGCCCTTCTTAAGAATGCGGTAGCACTCATTCACAAATGCGATGCGCTGCGTACCTGTGAGATGCTCTACAAAATGGGAGGCGTGAATCTCATCAACCGAGTCGTCATCAAACGGCCAAGGTGTGGAGGCAAGGTCGTGAACTACATCGACACCGTCAAAGGCTATCGAGTCAACGCCTGTGTAGCCTTCTTTTTTGTTCTTGCCACAACCGAGGTCGAGGCGGATTAGTTTGATTTCTTCACTCATCGCTTCTGCCCCATATCACCAACTTATCCCCGATGCTAGGTCAAAATGCCCAACTTTAACGTTGCAATCCACAGCACACCTATACCCATGCTTGCGGGCGTCAGCCCAGAAATAAAGGTCTTGCGTCATGAGTCCTTCCGTCTGGCTTGCTGTAGTCTTAAACCACGGTTTGCGTAACTTGTCATCCTTGAACATATCAAGGCGGAATACGTTAAACCCCATGCCCGTTCCGTGACATTCCACAAGGCCACCATTAGGGTCAGGTGGAACCGGACGGAAGTTTACTACGGGGTCTTTAATGTCACCCCATATCTGAGGTTGCCCGCCTTCGCCCTTCGTGAAGTATAATCCACCAATGCACGAATATTCTGGGTGCGCTTCCATTTGAGCAAGCAGTTTCACAAGTCCATCAGGTGGCGGCATATTGTCGTGTTCAATCGTCAGTAAATACTTCCAATTCTTCATGTCAGGATGCGCCAGAATCGCCTCAATCGTGCGTGTGTATGCATCCCCGACTTCCATGCCAACCGCTGCTAGGCGTGCGAATTTTTGATTAGGCGGTGCGTACAGTGACCACATATTCATAGCAACCTGCGTTGGAATCGCGCCAAACGCGGGGATAATCATCACCGTGGACAAATCCTTATAAGCGCATTCCTTTTCAAGGCGGCTGATTGTCGCGTCGAGATTCGCGTTATGCCGCCCAGCGTCGTAAGAGCTGATGATTTTCGGTTCCATTAATTTCTCATGATAAACGCAAGGTTAGCCCTTGCAACATTCGTACCCGTTACGTTCAACCCCGTCAAGTTGATGGTCGCTGGCACTGCGTTTGTAGTTGTAGCGTATAGGCCAAAGCCTGAAAAGAACTGGTTTACCCTTGAATTCGTTACGACGCCTAAATCCGCGTAGTTATTCGCCGTTAACACCGCTATGCCGTGTAGCGTCATATTCATGGCCGCAACGGTTTGCGAGCTGGTCGATGTGCTGATGACCCGCGTGCTCATGGCGTTCATGATGTAATAAACGCCGGGAGTCATATTTATATCAACGGCGAAACTAAGCTGCCTCATACTATTGGCGCTGTTCGTGTTGGAGGATGACCAAGTGCCGTTAGTATAAGCCGCCGAGGTGCTAGTCATGCTTGAAAGCGTGCCTGCGTTGTCGGAGTAGATACCGAACCAGTGTGATGCCACAAAGCTGAATGTTCTATTATCGCCCGATGTGACGGGAGACATTGAGCATAAAATCCCGTATCGGGATGCGCTGATATTAACGGGACAGATAAGCCGCTGGACACTCATTTGCCCCTGAATCGGGATGGATATTGCGGTCAAGCCACCTTCTCTAGGATAGAAATAGCTTGATAATCTTGGGGCAGGGATGCTTGCCGTGATGGTCGAACCGTCAAGGCCGAATGTCACGCCGTTGCTGTTACTGAATACGATGTTCGTCAGGTTATTCGACGTAGTGCCTGCCGATACGTTCAGGCTTCCGCCGCCGCCAGCATTTACGCTTGCCGTGATGGTCGAACCGTCAAGGCCGAAACTCACGCCGTTGCTGTTACTGAACACAATGTTTGCAAGCCCATTGCTGGTCGTGCCTGCGCTGAACGTCACGTTGCCAGCAGCTGCGTTAGGAGCCGAAACTACCCAAGAGCCGTTGGTAAACCCTACCGATGCCGCACCAGCCCCTTGAATCGAAAAGCTGCGAGCGTCAACCGTGCTGGATGAACTTGCACCCGTGGTGTTCCCTACCGCGTATCCGCCTAATGTTTGTGCGGATTGCGTGGCGCTGATTTGAATGCTGCCGTTTGAAAAGCCCGCCGTAACTATACCCAAACCATTAAAGCTTAGTGTTCTTGCATCCAATGTGGTTGAGCTATTCTGGGTCGTATTACCTAGAGCGTATAAACCCACGGTTTGCGCCGTTTGTGCGGCAACCGAACCGCTTAATGTCTGGCCGTTTATGCTGAACGATACGCCGTTTGCATTGGCGAATCTAATCGTGCCGGTGGATATACTTGCGACACCATCAAAAACCGCTGCGATAAGACTCTGCGTCTGCACGCTCTGAGCCGCTACAGACGCCGTGATGATACTGCCAGCACTTGTGCCGAAAGTTACGTTATTGGCATTCGAGAACGCTGCCGTCTGGAAGGCAAAGGAGCCGTTAGAGGCTGATAATGCTTGGTTGCTTTGGGTTGCGCTAATTTGAATGGAACCGTTGCTAAATCCAGCGGTAACAATACCAAGCCCGTTAAATGACAGTGTGCGAGCGTCAAGAGTTGTGCTTGAATTCTGAGTAGTGTTTCCAAGTGCATATAGCCCTGCCGTCTGGTTGGTTTGTGCGGCAACTGAACCGCTTAATGTCTGGCCGTTTATGCTGAATGATACGCCGTTTGCATTGGTGAATCTAATCGTGCCGGTAGATATACTTGCGACACCATCAAAAACCGCTGCGATAAGACTCTGCGTCTGCACGCTCTGGGCGGCAACTGACGCCGTGATGATGCTGCCTGCGCTTGTTCCAAACGTTACGTTATTGGCATTACTGAATGCCGCTGTCTGGAATGTAAAGCTTCCGTTTGACGCACTTAATGCCTGATTGCTCTGGCTGGTCAGTCCATTATGCGAGCCGACAATCGTATGTGAACCAGCTGCGCCGGATGATAGCGAAAGCGTCACGCCGTTCAGGTTGGTGAATGCCAGCCTTGCAACACTGCCCGACGTAGCATTGTCCGAGACCGTCCATGAGCTGTTTGTCACGGTCGGCACGGTGTATGACCCCACCAGCGAACCGTTGCTGGTATAGAAACTCATGCCGTTCAGGTTGCCGAATGTGGCGGTTTGAAACGTAAATGAACCGTTTGAACCGCTCAGGGCTTGGTTGCTCTGTGAGGTCAGGTAATCCGTCTTTACCGTGGCGATAATTCCACCCGCAGCAGTTGACCATGACACGCCATTGCTATCCGCGAAAGAAAGCGTTTGGAATGCGCTAGAACCGTTACCTGCGCTCACCGCCTGATTTGACTGTGATGTTAAGCCGTTATGGCTTGCCGTGATTGTACTGGCGTTGCCATCGAAGGTTATGCCATTGCTGTTAGCAAAACTTATACCCCCCGTGCTTCCAAGCACCGATATCTGATTTTGAGTCTGTACCGATTGAGTTGGAACCGTGTAGGATGCCGTAATAACGCTGGAATTATTCATCCCAAACGATATGCCGTTTGCGTTGGTGAATAGAGCCGTGCCAGTGCTTGCCGCCGTCTGAGTTCCAGCCGCTAGTACATTTCCGCCGTCACCAGCTCCACCGCCTGCTGCAGCGCTAAATACAATCGTGTTACCAACACCAGACAGCGTTAAATTCGCACCGCCTTGGAATATAATATCCGTGCCGCTACCAGTCGAACCGCCGACCGTGTTACCCGATAGGATATACCCCACATTGTGAACAGAGTTCCAATTGGAAGGGCGTACAATATCCGTTGCAGCCTGCGTTTGCGTGCCGCTGCCATTCCATATGGTGACCGTACCTGTAAAATCCGCTTGTGGGCTTAAAAATACATGTGATATCGCCATTAGTTCACCATGCTAGATGGGGCAGCACCTTCAATAAGATTAGTCGCAGGGTCACGCACAACCTTGATAGGCGTTGGATTGCGTACCGCTTGCGTTAATTCCGCGATATTCTGCGCTGCTAGGCTTACAATGTTCACAATAGCCGCCGCCTGCTCTGCATTCTGCTGCATAGCCATGATTTTGAACTGGCGTTCTTCTTCCTCTCTGGCCTGCTGCATAGCTTCCTTAGCCGCATTTTTCTCAGCTTCCATTTGCTTCATAGACTTGCGCTTTTCCATGTGGCCGAGCAGCACTTCGTCTGAAGCATCGGCAGATAGCGTTTCAACCTCGCTGGTTTCATCAGGGGCGGGCGTTGGATTCATAGCGATGAGCGCATCAGACTTAGCCTTGAATGCATCAATCTGAATCTTCTGCCCCTCAAGGTCGAGCTTTCGGGAATCAAGCTGTAGTTTCTGCTGGTCAATCTGGTTCTTCTGCATAGCGGCTTGCGCTGATTGCGTGGTATCCTGCGCTTGCTGCGTAAGCTCTTGGATTTTCTGTCCGGCTTCCTGCTGCATTTGCTGCATCTGCTCTTGCATGGCCTGTAGAGCCTGTTCCATCTGCATTTCCTTGGGTGTTGGTGCGTTTTCAGAGCCTCCATCACCCTCAACAATCTGAGGCGGCATTGCACGCTTTAATCGCGCTGCAAGCTGGTCTTGGCCTAAAGCTTTCGCCCAAATATCACCAAAAATCATCATATTTTGAGGATTGCTAGATATTAGCTCACCAAGTATTACCCCAGTTTCCTGCTGCTTGCTCACAAAGCCCGGTCCGGTAATCACGCGCACGTCATAGTTGCCGGTCGTTAGGTCGAACATTTCTTTCTGCCCCTGCTGAGGGTCAGCACCGTTCACACCGATGAACTTCGGGTTTTCTTCTTCGTCCAGTATCTGGATAACCCGCGCTGTGTCGTAAATCGTCGGGATTGCACTTACCAGAATGCGCCCAACCTGAGCAACGGAGCGGCCTAGATTATCAGCAAAGTGGAACGTTGCCACATTGCCCTGCTCTTTTCGCGCGTTAATAGCTATGCCAGATGTTTCATTGGATTTCTGCCCTAAGGATGCGTCATATAGCCCCATCGAGCGTTTAATATCCTCATAAGCACCCTGCATGGCGTTGATGATGCCAACTGGCACAGGCGGTGGGTTGAGGCGCTGCGGAGGCGATGAAGGCGTGCCGTCGATATTTGTATTTTTATAACGTAGCACCATCGATTTAGACGGATTCTGCCAATCTTCAGCGAAATCCTCAATTGTGCCAGCCTCTGCCATGACAGGTGCATACGGCGATTTTGCGAGGATTTCAGATTCAACCGATGCCCAATGATTATAGCGGCGCTGCGGGTCTTTCGCATTGCGGATAAGGCTGATTAGATAGCGTTTGCCGTCAACCCACATTTCCTGCCCGTAAACGGGAACCAGCGGGATATAGATACCGGGGAACGTGGTTTCAGCCAGCATATCAGCGCCGGAGAATTTATACCGTTTTACAACAGTCTGCTTGAGCACACGGGTTTTCTTCTTCGTGTCGCCGTCTTCTATAAAGTCAGAAACGCTGCCATCCACCCCCATCTGTTTCTTGATGGTCGTATACTCAATCTTGAATATGTGAGCTACGTTGATGACTTCAAGTTTTGAATCATAGCGCGGCTCTTTCTCAAATGAGATGAACTGTTTTCCGGGGAATTCCCGTTCAAACTGCGCCTTAGTGAACTCTTCTAAAAGAATCGCACCCTTAGCATCCGAGCCGTCAGATTCAATGGATGATGGGTCAATCCATGCGTTGAGCGAATTGGGCATGCGCTTGATAAGCAATTCCTGCTCGAAGCTGTCCGTCGACACATACTCATGGTCAACCATAATCCAGCCAAGCGAGCATGTGACCGAGTTTTCCGCGCTGGTGTCATAAACCGAATCAGCATCAGAGCGGTACTCAATGCGCTTAATCAGTCCCTTTAATACCTTGGCCGTTTCTTCGCTGGATTTTGCGTCCGAGGGAATAACGTTAATCGACGGGGTGTTCTGGCGTATCTGGTTTGTCACCTGATGCGTAAACTGGGGCAATACATTCACAGTCAGGCACGGTCGACCGTTACGCAGCGTGATGTCCTTCTGGTCCCACTGATACGGCGCTCCTAATGCAAATTCTTGGTCGCTGCGTGCTGCCTCGTATATGTCAGACCAGTAGGATTGATACTGCCCCCACATGTCTAGAGCGTCTTTGATTTCCATTTATTGTGCCATCCATGAGCCTTGCATCCGCCCGCTCTTGAACGGGTCAGGCTTGCTCGTTAATTGAGGTTTCTTGAAATGCTGCGCGAAGCATAAGAATGCGTCTGCGCCGTGTGACCATATATCGTGTTTAGGCTCTTTACTAATTCGACCTGTTTCCATGTCCTTTGAGAACGCATAATGGCGAAGGCACTGAATACCGTCTGACGTCTTTTCCTTGTCGAATATGCACTGCCCGAATATCTTACGCGCGGCCTCAATGCCGAGAGCCTTTCTAGGTATCCTCGGCACGATGCGCACCTTCTTGCCCAGCGCCGGGTTATCCTCTAATGCCTGCTCAAGCTGCTTGCGAATCGTCGTTTTTGCAGCAAGCTGGTCGTGGTCGGCATCGTGGGGGAGGCAATGCTCTTCGTACTTGTAACCGCGCTTGTCCAGCACGTCGATATAGTGCTCCATTTTCACACCCGAACATTGGTAATAGTCAACTATCCGGTATTCCATGCCGATAAGCTGCACGAACCATATAGCGGTATTATCCGACTCGCCCAAATCCCAGAACGTCTGCACCGGGATTCCAGCAGCAATAGGCACTTTGGTAAACCGCTGCGATTCCGCCGCCATCCTTAGCTCTTCAGCGAAGATTGCACCCTCAACCGCGTGCTTGGGCTTGCCTTCATAGACATGCTCGTATTCTTTGAAATCCCTGCGCCGTAGGTCATCCATCTCTTTACGCAGCACCTCTGGAAACCAGGGATTGTCGCGCCAGTTCATATTGACGATGATTGCGTCACTTGGAGGGCTTACCACGAAGTCCTGGTATATATCGCTTTCCTCAAGGTCGGGGTTAAACGATAACCATATTTCGGAACCCGGCGCGCGGATGGTAGGTATAAGCACACGCATAGAAGCCTTGCTAACGGTCTCCGCCTCTTCAACCCATGCAACGTCGATATCGGGTATCGACTTGATGTTGGCAATATTATGTCGCAATCCCGCAAATAGGAACTCTGTCCCATTATGGCGGCTGCGTATGGATGTTTTTTGGATTTCGTAAAAGTCTTTAAGCCCTACGTCGATTATTTCTTGCTCTAATACGGCATGAACTGAATCAGCTATAGACTTCTGTATTTCTCGCGCACATAGCGCCTTTTGTTTCTTCTGGTATCCGCGTACTACTAAGCCGCGCCCTATGTTCTTTGTCTTGCCTCCACCTCGACCGCCCCAGAATACCTTATATCTCGATGGCACAAACAGCGTTGCCGCCATTTTTTCCGGCAGTTCAATCTTCATGACTCTTGGGCTTGACGTGAATAATCTCTATAGTCGTGTCCATCTTCACGGGGTTGTCAGCCTGACCGCCGATGTTCATGTCCTGCTTATCAGACCAGTCGAAATTCTTGAGCGCAAATATAGGCCCGGTTGGTTGCCCGGTGAACAAGCGTTTCTCTGCGTAATTCTCTACGCGGGTCTTGGCTTTTTTAATCGTGGCACTGAACTCTGGACGATGTTCATAGTCGGTCAGAGATTTCCTTGTAGTATCAAGGGCTAAGGCTAATCCCGTAATTGTGTACGGGTCACCTGTCACATCGCACATGTCGAAGAATGCGTCTATTGCTCTGCCAAGCTCTGTCACATCTTGGAACTTTAGCGGTCTGCCTCCGGGATGTGTCATGCCAGCCCAAATACTACAGTTTCGCCGTCAATCCGCATAATCTGGCTTCTCGCGCTGAAGCCCTCTTGAGTTAGCGCCCTGGTGGTGTGCTTATCGTTCCATACAAATGTTGAACGGAATCTGCGCTTCACATTCCGCCCTTCGAAGTCGTCGCCAACTTTCATATCTTCTGGGCATTGCACTATTTGCATAATTCATCCATCTCCACACGCCTGTGAAGGCATTACGCGGATTATGTTAGGGTTAATGTTTATTGATTTTTTGCGATGAACAGGTTTCCGTCAAATTTGATGGTCAGCATTTGCGGCCACCGCCACCTTTTCCTTTTTTCTTCATACAAAATCCTATTTTACAAGGTGAAGTACAGGCGCGACAATAGGCGCAGAATCCTTATCATTCTGCATCATTTCGCGGAAACATTC